TGCTGATAAGGCTGATACTTTAGTTGTTGCCATATTTACTCCGTGATAATATAGTTAGGTAAAGCGTTAGATGAAGATTCTGTAATAATAAGAGCAGAACTTTGTTCTATTTCAATTTCTAATTCTGTAGATGTACCTACATTGCCTTGTGTTTCTATTGCTTGTCTTTTGTTAAGATACATAGCAATAGTTTTTTTCTTTTTCCAATTAAACTTTGCCATTAGAGCCTACCAAATTGTTTTTTACGTCCTAATCTTTGTCTGTCTGCTAGACTTTTTAATTCGTCTTTAAATACTTCAACAAGAGGAGCAAACTCTACTTTGTGAGCATCGGCAGTATTTCTTTTAATACCTGAGCCGGTAGAAATCTGAGGTGCTTTAGTAGCTGTTCTTTTTCTTTGGTCCTTTTTAACACTGAACAATCCTCCCATTTTGTCGTCAATGTATTTCATTTCAGACTTAATTCCTTTTTCGTGATTCTTAGATTTAAGTTCTTCTCCTTTATACTCTTTAGGTTTGTTCTCCATATCTAACTCAGAAGCTAATTCTAGTTCTTCTGTAGGAGTCATAGTGTCTAACATATTCATTAACTGGTCTATTTCTTCATCTATCTCCTGCGTGTCTACAGGCTCGTCTGGAAACTTAAGTCCATTTTCTTCTACATATGCTGCACACTCTTCTGGAGTAGCCCCAGGATTTTCTCTTTTATATATTTTTTCTAATATGTCATTATACAATAGACGAATCTTTTCCTTAAACGAAGATAGTTCAAGGTTGTCTGCAGTGTTATCTAATATACTATAAGCCATATTATCCTGTATAAGATTGATTACGTTGACTTTCTGTCATCAATTTTCTTTTCTGTTCTCTCATATTCCATTTATGAGTATCAGCAGCAAAAGAACTATAGTTGCTACCGTATTGAAAATTAGTACAAAAACTTAATTTATAATGAGCAGGTTCTCCACATTCTTCACAAATCTGAGTCTCTTCTCTTTTACTGTAAGATACTAACATCTCTGTAGTATGTTTGTTCTTACATTCAAAATCATAAAAAGGCATAATAACTCCTAATTAATTCAGTGTAACCCTCTCGTAAGAAAGGGCTACTGCTCAATTAACTTATGAGCCCGGAACTACAAACGCAACACCTGCGTTATTTCTCATTTCTCCAACACCGTAAATAGTGTCCGAAGTAAACAAGTCTCCAAGGTACTCTTGCTTGTACTGAGTTTGTGAACGAACACCAACCTGTTCAGCTAGAGCGATTGCATCTTTGTGTAGTAATACACCTACTCTATCAGTATCAGAGTTACCTGCTGCTGTAGGGCAGTTAGATGAAATGTACACGTCTACACCGTAGATTTGTCCAATCTTACCAGTACGGATAGCATCGCCAGAACCAATGAACTGTTGCTCAGTGAATCTGTTAATGCCTAGCAAATCATTAGCACAGATTGGTGGAATGATTAATGAACGATTGTCCATTGGTACATCCGCATCATCAAGTTTCAGTAGCAATGCTCTGATTCCTGCATCTGTAATGTCTGCTGCGTTAGAAGAGTTACCAGTGTATAAAGTCGCACCGGTTGAACCGATGTACGCTTTTTCCCAAGAAGCTGCTGCTGCACCGCCTACAGTACCGCCCTGTAAACCTTCAGTAAGATTTAGTAGGTCAGTGTCCACCTGCTTAGCGAGAGCATAGCCCGCATCGTCAGTGTAGAACTTTCTGAGAGAGCTCAATGCTTGAACTTCTGTGATATCTTCAATTAATACAGAGTATTCATAGTGCTTATCAATCGAAAGATTGGTAGTACCGTGAGTATCGCCCTGAATTTTTACCTTTGTATTTGCTGCCTTAGAAGTCGCAGAACCACGAGTCGGCGTTGGAATGTGAATAGTATCACCTTTTTTACCTTTATGATTCAAGCGAGTAACTAGGGGAGCTACCACCAAGTTCGATTTGTACGCTGCGATAGTTTCATCTGACCAGATTTCTGGGATGAAATTCGCACCTGTAGTAACCGTTTGATGGTTAGTGCCGATGACACCTGTAGCCATAATATTACTCCTGTGTTATAGTATAATCAAATTATTTGACTCTACCTTCAGCATAGGCATTGTATATCTCATCAGCTAAGTCTGCATATCTATTAGGGTCTGTTGCTTTAAGACGTATTAGGTCTGCCCTACGATATGTTTTCTTACCTGCTGTAGATTCAGCAGAACTTCTAGATTCAGTCTTACTAGATTTTAGAGCTTTCTTTCTCGTTTCTGCTTGTTCTTGTTTAACTTCTGCAGTTTTATCAATCATTGAACGCTCTTTCCAGTGTGTCAATAATTCATCTGCTGCGTCATAGTTATAAGAATCAGCTTCTTGAAATAAGTTAGTTCTAAACTTACTAGCTTGAACCCAATCTTGAAATTTAGCATCTTGTACAATGTCTACATAATCAGGATGAGTCTGTTCCAGTTGTGCCTTGCTCGTCTCTTGTTTTTGTTGAGCTTGGAATTTCTGAAACTCTTGAAACTTAGGATGTTTTTCTATTAAAGAATTAACCGCTTTATTGGGGTCTTCAAAGAAATCTTCTTCTGTTTCGTTGTTGTTTGAGTTTTCTGTCTGTAGATTATTCTCGCTTGAATTTCGTGAGACTTCAGCTTTAAGGAAACTATCTGATAATTGTCTTAACTCTCCAATTTCTTGACTCTTACGTCCAAGTTCTTGTTCTAAGTTTTGATAGCTCTTGACTATATCCTCTACACTTTTACCTGCAAACTTATCTGGAATATCTGAAACAGTCTCCTGCGTTTCTTCTGCAGTTGTTTCTGTTTCTTGTGCTTCTAGGGTTTCTTCAGGTTCTACTGTGTTTTCTACCTCTACATCTGCTGATTCGTCAACAGGGTCTACTACTATATTGCTCATATCATTGTTCTCCGCCCGTTAGGGTTATGAAGTTGTAAAAAGATGACGCTAGTTGTCTAGTTCTGTCATCGCTGCTTTTGTCGCGTCTTCTAAAACAATCATCTGTCTTAAAATTGACAACTGACCTCTAGCGAACCAAAGGTCTTTTTCGTTATCGATAGATTCTATTCTTTTAACTGTTTCAGCCATAACCTTTAATTCTTCTATAAGGTCAGACCATCCTTCAGTCTCTAATAGGTCAATTCTATCTCTATAAAATTCTTCGTCTTCTTTTGGCATTAAGATTTTTTATGTTTATTGCAAAAATTCCTAGCTGCTGCTTCAGAGCTAAAGCCCCATTTCTTTAGGGCAAGAGCTTTACGAGTAGGCTTACCTTTAGCATCTATCATAGGTCCTGCCATACCGGCAAATCTACAAGCAAAGGATACACGTCTACTATCTGTTCCGCTTCCTTGTGGTGCTTTTAGATTGCCTCCTGTCTCTCTATTATAAGAAGCTCTTCCTTTAGCATTTAACCCACCTTTAGGGTTTTTACCTTCTTTACGCTGCCACGCTGCTGTCTTAGCCATATACTATCCTTGTAACTTTTCTTTTGCTGTAGCTATATTTAATAATGTTTCTGATTGTAAATGTTCTATTTCAGGTATGTTTCTCATAGTTTCACTATCTTTATTTTCAGTATCAGCTCTCATTTTATCTATAGAAGCTAAATCTTTCTGTAGTTTAAGGAATTTCTCTTGTATCTTAAGTTCACTAGGCTGTGCTGCTCCTGCTTCTGCTGCGTTCTTCATAGCCTTAGTTGATTCTTCTTGAGCTTCTGCTTGAGTCTTAGATATATCTGCTTGTAGCTGCTGTAGTTGTAGCTGTTGAGCCATCTGTTGCATCTGTTGTTCTTCAGGATTAGGCTGCATACCTTCCATAAGTGCTTGTACAACTTGTTCTCTGTTATGTATGCTAGAGTTTTGAAAGACAGACAATAATATAACATTAAAAGCAGGAGAATCTTTAGGTATAGCTTGTAGTAAACTAACCATTTGTTGTGCTTCTAGCTCCTTAGCCATAATACCCATAGTAGAATAAGGTATGAATTTATAATCGACAACAGGGTATCTATCTACGTCAAACTGTACTTTTCTCCACAGACATTTATTAATCATTGGAATTAAAAATGTATTTTGGAAGTTCATTAGAGTACGCTTCTGTCTTTTAATTGCAGAAGACTGCTGCATAGACATACCTGCAGACGTAGCACGCTCAGCACTTCCTTGAGACGAATCTGAAGCACCTGTGCCCATTTGTATCATACTTTGTAGGCTTGCTACTTGATTGTATGTATTTTGGTCGGTGCTACCTAAAGATAATGGCATTATTGCTTGCCTTGGGTCGCCATTAGTAAGAATAGTCTTACCCGGTCTGACTTCTAGCTTGACTCCGCGAGGCATACGAGTTGCGTCGGCAGCCATCATTGGTGTAGTAGTCAGAGCTAACGAGTCAATTCGTGCTCTCATCTCAGCGTCTAGAGCTTTTTGTGGATTATATCCCTTCTCACAAACACCTCTACCCCAGAACTTATTTGGGACGATGTCGTGTTGATATGATATAAAAGGTCTATCTTCCATCATAAATGGATTAGCAATAGCTCTTAATATGTATTCGTCGTTAGCCATAGTAACTACAGCTTCAACTAACTCATCATCATTATACTCAAAATCATCCATATCCTCGTCTTCAGATAGGAATCTTGCGGGTACTTTACCCCAGTATTCTGTAATTTTTATTTGGTCATTAGCATCAGGTCTAGACTCTTCAGGGTCAAAACCTTTTAATCTATCTACATTATAGTTACCTTCAATAGGTATATCTCTATATGTACCATCTTCTATACCTTCTATAATACTGTGTCTAGGTTTAATTACTTCGTGTGCGACACCTAGTGCTTCTTGTATATTAACTGCAGAAGGGTCGATAAGAAATTCTTTAGGGCTTATAGCCTCTACTTTAACATCTACAGATACCGTTTCTTGTAGTATTCTCTCAGTTGTCATTGTCCCTTCTACAGGAACTTCTACTGGATACTTCCAAGTGTTCTCTTCTACAGATATTTTTCCAATGCCCGTACCATATACAGCACCATTAAGAAAAACTTCACACAGTGCGTCTTTACACCCTGTAGACTCTAAGTCTTCTTGCAATAAGTTCCTAACATACTCAGCATCGCTAGGGTTTTGGTCTAACATATCATCTTTGATATCAAACCACTTCCCTCTGCCAAATGTAGCCTCTTCGATTTCAGCTACAGACGATTCTACTGCTTGTTGTAATGCGGGTGAAATTAATCTAGATTTTTCAGACTGCCTAGTTTTATCACTAGCTTTCCAAATACCACGCCATAGACGATAATATTCATCCCAATTATCTAAATAATTAGAATCTCTGTGGTTTCTCCACTCTTCTAAACGAGTGTCAAGCCATCCTGCTAGTCCTTGATATTTATTTTCTTCCATCAGTATCCTGCAACGTCATCATATGGTGTCCACTCCTCTTCTAATTCTATTGTGTGCATAAAGTCTGCTACACTAACTTGGTCTATATAGGCGAGAGAGTCAATAATGTCGTCGTGTGTTCCCTTACTAGGAAACTCTATTAACTGTGTCTCTAACTCGCTATT